TAGAGTGTTTGCCGTGATGTCTGTATTGTAGTCTGCCTCGTCAATAAGCAGACATTGGCACGAGCAGTTGCAGCCTGGTGATCGAAGGATACCCATTAGGAACAATCCTCCGCAACAGCAACCAACACCTCTTGGCAGACGCTGACAACAATATATGTGTCGCCAGCAATAGGCAAGGAAAACGGATTAAGCACATCAGCCTCCCCGCCAAGTTCGGTCATTGTCCCATCTGGTGCTGCACCGAGAAGAAGGCATTTAGCAACACCTGCTGTGTCACCCGTTCTAGCAGGGATGCCACCAGCCTTGGTCTTCATGACCATGCTTGGAGTCATAAACCTGCTTGAACGCATGACATTGGTTGCAGACGGCTCTAACGTACCTGCAAACCTGTTTAGCTTCTCAGCAGTCTCTTTGTTTCTAAATGCGTAGAGTGCCATTATTTATAAAGCCTGTTTTCTATGGCTGGTCGCCAGGCCATTTTAAGAAATCGCTGAAGTTGATTTCTTGATGGGTTTCAAACATCATGTAGCTTGGCCTGTCATCGCCTGTTCCATCTGTGCTAGTCGGTGTGCGTTTAGTTCCATTTGTGGCATAGATATAACAAGCTTCAACATAGCCTGTCTTAACGTCTGCATTTGGAACTAACTCATCAGGCTGCGAAGGATCTTCAGTGTTCGGCTTCTTGTAAAACGTGTCAACGAGAGGTCTAAGTTGAGTCCAACCTGGATTGTATGTATCTCCGGCTACGATGTTTGGATATGGTTCTCCATCGACGACGGCTACGATTTCAACATTTGGACATAAGTGGATCGTGTAACTTACCCTCCACATGTCTTGATCACCTTCTCCGAGATTTACAGTAACTTCTGTAGCCTCGATTTCGGCAATCAGCCACGAGCCCGCATCTCTTGAGTTCCACTCCTCTGTGTTTATTGCAAACGACCTAGTTTCCAAATCAGTCAGAGTGATTTCATCTTCAAATTGAGTGACGTTCAATGTGATAAGTGGTAGTTTTTTTATCACTGGTTCTTCGAATGGAGTTCCATTCGGAAGCTTCCATGACTGCTTTTTTGTAGAAGTCCCATCTCCATTTGGAGTTTCGGCTTCGTAGGCAACGTACTCTTGGCTTGACGTTGTAAAGCTGACTACGACTTCTTTTTCAAAATTCTCAGGAGTCAACTCATCTTCATCTTTTGGCTGTAGTGCTTCTTCGGGGCTCTGCGTTCCAGACTGTCCTCCACCACCTACGCCTACTTCAATCGATTCCCAGTCAGCAGATACATGGAAGACGAAGCCATTCTCAGAGTCTCTTTCGATCTGCTTTGAGTTGCACAAAAGGAATGGTGCAATAAGTCCACCAAACGAGTAGCAACTTCTACCGGTCTTCGGCAGACCTGCTGCATTGACAATTAGCAAAGGATTAAGGTCAGATGGACTTAGCGCAGGTCCACCAGACTTCTCTTTGACGACAACAAGATACTTAGTCTTAGCAGTTACCTTGGTCTTCCTCTGACCACCTTGGCCTCCACTACTTTGTTTGTACGATGCTGACTCAACCCGCCTTTGGCAGACGGTGATATCCATATCAGTTAGCAGGGCCATCTCACGGGCCTCCTACGGGCATTACTGGTCCAACAAAATCAGGCGACATTTCTGCTAGCTCTGCAAGCTGTGCATCTGAGTTGGCCTTGATTTCTTTTAATGTCTTTTCTTGCTCTTTCATGATCCTAAGTTCTTCGCTGTTCTGCCTTCTTCCTAAGAGCAAGTCACGCAGAAAATTGAACTCTCCACGACCGCCAGCTTCAAAGCTCGGTCCTGCTTTTGCAGTAGCACCGGCAAATGCTCTACGCTGACGTTCGGCTTCTTCGTTGACTTTTCGCTCGGATTCCCTGCGAGCATCTTCAATCGCTTGTCTCTGTTCTTCACGCTGAAGCTTCATGGCCTCTAGCTTGTCATACTCAATCATCAACTGCTTTTTCTTTTCATCAGTGATGTCTTGAGACATGACATACTCTTCGTAGTCTGCTCTAGCCTTAGCCTCTGAAGATGTGTATTCAAGCTTGAGCTTTTTCAGCATCATCTCATACTCAGCTTCCATCCTCTCGGCTTTTTGCCGTGCCGCCTCTTCGTCACGCTTGTTCTGCTCATTTTGCTTTTTAAGGTCTTCCATCATTTTTTCATGATCCGTCATAGGTGCTTCACCACCCATGCCCATGATGTCTAAGATCATTTTTAGTGTCGGACCTAGTAAAGGAACGGACGCAACCATTGACTTGAAGAATGTCGATATGCCGCCTGAGAACCTGTAAAGCTCACCAAACATAGCAGAGTTGTCAGCAACTAGCTTCAACATGTCGTTAAGACTTCCAACTATGCTTGCAATGTTTTCGTTTAGCTCGCTGCCGGTGAACCTGACTACTATCTGATCAATCAGGACACGCATCCTTGCAAACTGTCCTGAGACAGTTCGCATATTCTCTTCCATCTGACCCGTGACATCTCTTGCTGCGGCAAAGTGCTGCAATGCACTGGCCATCTGCTCTGCCGATATCTGACCTTCTTCCATCATGGTTCTTACCTGACCGGTAGAAACCTGAAGCATGTCAGCGAGAGCTTTGTAGATTGGCACGCCAGCATTAGCAAATTGAAGAGCCTCTTGACCCATCAATCTGCCTTTCATCATCACATCGCTGTATGCCTTTGCGATAGATTTAAGACGCTGTTCGCTGCCTCCCGCAAGCCCTGCAAGAACTGTCCCGACCCGCTGGACTTCCATTGCTGAGATGCCGACATTCATCAATGCTTCGGCAAGCTCAAACATTGTTTGAGTAGCAAATCCTGCCCCAGCAGCAAGAGACATCATGCGGTCCATCAAGTCTCTGGTCGCTGCAACATCTCCGTTGAGCAAGACCTTGAGACTAATCATTTGTTTTTGATATTCGTCTATCTTAGTTACGATAAACTTTAGTGCCGCAAGCAGAGCCGCACCAGCAGCAGCCGCTGCAAGGAATGACGCGCCAAGTCCTCCAAATGCTCTGGCTAAGCCTTGCATTGCTGGTGACAATCCAGCCATTTGCGCCAAGTTGCCAGCCATTTTGGACAAGCCGCCTGAAACACCATTTATGTCGGTCATGATGTTTTGAAATAGAGCTTTTATGCCCTCAAACGACCTGAAATACTTGAAAATGTTTTTGTAGCGGTCTTTATGTCTTTGATCTCGACGGCGTTGAGATTCTTTTTCAGCTTCCTCAGCTTGCTTCAATCGCTCTTTCTCATCTTTGAGCATCTTCTTCTGATGCTCTGCATTGGCCTTCTCCTGAAGCTTTGCAAGCTCGTCAATTAGCTTCTGCTTTTCCTTATGCTTATCTAAGACAAGCTGTATAGCATCAGCTTCTTCTTTAGCCTGCTGCTTAAACTTTTTCTCTTCGGCTAACTTAGCGGCCTTTTCCTCAACCTCTATCAACTCCTCCATCTGCTTAATGATTTCGGCTTGAGCCGCCTGCAAGACCTTGCGATGCTCTTCTTTAGACTTAATATACATCGAGCCAATAGCATCAAGCTCGGCCTGCAATCGATCAAACTCTGACACAGATGACTTGATTGCACGAGACAGAACGTCTTGTTCAGATTTGACGCTTGTGACACCCTTAGCAAAACCTCTAGGGTCGAGGACGACTTTGTAATACAGTGCCCCTACTACGTCGTTCCCCGCCATGTGTCATCCCTTCTAAGAGTTTAGAAACCTCGTCTGGACTTTGCGACTGACCTTTGCCAGTAGCTTTGCGGTAGGCTTCGTTTTCTATGTCTTGCTTGCGTACAAAAAAGGCGATCCACCAATCAACTAAGATTGGCGGAACGCTATTCATCCACGCTATTGGGTCATCAATTTTTAATTCGTGGCAGATCGAAAAGACCCAATACAGCCTATGGTTCTGACTAAGCTCATTGATTAGCCTTTTGACCTGCCCTGAACCTTTCCCGCGCGTTTAGATGACCACTCCTCAATAGCGTTTACTAAAACGTCAATCGCGAGCGAGTCGAGTTGAGACAATTCATCGACATCCTGTTCACTGAAGAATGGCTCGCCATCCTTGTTGCACAAATGATCGATGATCGTAAATAGACGAGCGTTCGCCATGACCTCTTCACTGATCTGGCCGCCCTTGCCATATAGCTTGGCAATTCGTCTTGATCGCTGAAACTCGGATACCGGCTTAACCCAGACCTCATGGCCGAATAGTTTCACCGGTAGTTTTTCAGCTTTTGAGCAAGCAAGCTCACTGAGTAAGGTCTTCTTCGTTAAGCTCATCGTCACTTCCTTGTTGTTGAGCAGCCAGCAATTCCTGTGTGGCCGTAGGTGGGTCTACAGATTCGACTTGTTCTTTGTTGAGAAGATTAGCAACTTCCTCTTCGATCCATTCTCTAATGACTGGATCAACCTTGGCCGTGAAGACCAACTTGCTGTCATCTTTCCAACCGATAAGTCCAACCCGTTCACGAACTTTTGTCTGATCATCTTTGACGAAGACAAGATATTGCTCGTGAACGACCTCCTTCTTGCTAAGTAGGTGTATACCTACATGCGTTTCAAGTTCGACGTATTTACTCAACTCTTTCTCCTTGGTGGTGGAGTTGTGGAATTACTAGGTTCCTGCGGTATATGTAGGACCAGTAGCACCATCAAACACGAACGTGATGGTTTGTTCGAGAAGTCCGTTGATTTCAACGGATGGCATCTGGCATGAGCTAACAAATCCAGTTCCGGTTAGCGTTGCCGATGTTGTCCCTGCTGTAGGAAGCGTGACGGTGATTGTGTCCACTAATCCATTGGGAATGTGTGGGTCATCGTCGAGTGCAAACACCATCGTGATCTGAACTTCGCCAGCATCAACAAGTTGACCAGGGATCTTCTTGGTGAACTCAGCTACAACACCAGTGCCGGGAGGTACATTGCCTCCGTCTAAGCAACTAGCGTCAATGGACTCAAGAGAAAACTCAGGTAGAGAAATGGAGCGTACACACGCAATCGAGCCAATGTCCGTGAATGAAACGGTAGTGTTTTGGCCGGTAGCTCCCTCAATAGTAGCCATAGTTTATCCTCTGCTGTAATTGATAAAGTAATCTTGGCTACACCAGTAACCACGCTGGTCGGAGCCGTCGGTTGGTTGTAAGACTTGCCATGACGTACCAGAATCGACGGTGATTCCCTGAATCGGGTACTCAGCGTCTGACGATACATATCCACTTAGCGAGTCTTCTATCGCTTCTTGAATTGATTCAGATTGACCTCGTGTGTCACAGATAATGTCTATCGTGACCCGAGATGCGTACTGCTTGACTTGGCAGTTGTCTACGGTAGCTCTTGCTTCCGTATTAACGATGCTGATAACGACAAATGGTAAGTCGTCATCCTGTGGTGGATTGTCGGCATATATTCTACCACTCGTCAGAGATGCAATCGTCGCATCTGCTTTGAGTAGAGTAATGACTTGCGGGACTGGCCTTGGCATTATCTTGTAACCTCAGATGGATCAATGTCCCACCGCATCAATGCTTTCTTTAGTGCAGATTGTTGCTGCACGATTGTTCTTCTTGCTGCTGGCATCAGCCAAGGTCTGTTCCTTAACTGCCTCTTTGCTGGTTCACCCCACCACTTGTGATTGGGTGCGCCAGAGCCACCACTTTTTGACTCGTGTGTGTGAGCAAAGTTCTTGCCTCTAGGTCCAGTTTCATATCGTGGACCAACTATCTGGCTAGATATGATGCCGCCCATCTTTCGGCGGAAACGCTTTTTGATGATCCCGCCAGTGTCTCCAAGTGAGCGGTTATTAGCTCCTCTAGCTTTTAATATCTTTTGTGACCAAGCACCTTTGCCGACGCTGACCATCTTGCCTTCGCGGTAAACACCTCGCGTTTTTGTTTTGCGAGACATACCAAGTGTTTCACCGCCACCACCTCTAACAGCTTCCTTGGCTGCCTGCCTGACAATAGTTGCTGCATAACCAACAGCAGTCGGGCAAACTTTCATCAGCAGTTCGTCTGACAACTTAGATAGGTCTGCACCGAGATCAGTGTCTAGGTATGAAGTCCTAAACTCCGCCTTGGACGATGAACCTGCGCTAGACATGAAGCTTCTGACCTTAGAGTTTAATTGTGCCTTAAAACTCATTTGGTGCTTCTCAGTTCAAGCCTTACTGTAAAGTTGTCTCCTGATACATCTCGGACTGCCGTGATGCCATATGTCTTACCGTCAATGATGCAACGGCTAGCCGATGTGACTGTTGCTGCATCAATCTGTGGCTTGTCACCGACTGCTACCTTTTCGGTAGATGATTTGGTCATCATCCCATCGATGATCTCACCGCCAGAAGTATCAATTAGTTCGCAAGGCCAGTCAGCAACAGCGGTCGTCCATGACCCACTGCTGTAACTGATCTGCCCATACTCATCCTGAGTAGTCGGAGGATTTTGTATGGTCGCAAGG